AAGCTCTACTCGAGCGTCGATCTGCTTTACGAGCTGCAGAAACTCGACATCGAGTTTTCACATGAGCGGCCAAAAAGCTGGTTTATCACAGCCAGCCAGAAGCTCAGCTACCAGAACAAACAAGCCGTACTCCGCGGAGCCGGGCAGGCGAGTCCGCCAGCTCCTCACTGGAACGACCTCAGCGAATGGGAGAATAATTTCCTGTGAACAATTCCTTGTCAGCCACATACAACCGGGATTCGAGCGCGCGTCCATACGTTGCCGGATGCGCATCTCGATCAGCAGAGCGGGGCGTGCACAAAGCCGTCGAACAGCTGGTGGATATTCTGTTCAGCAACCTCAGGCAGCTGTTCCCTGCGTCAGTCAGCACGGCCCTGAAAACTCCGCGTGACGAAGCGGCGGCGAAACGGCAGTGGATTGCGGCGTTTGTGGAGAACGGCATCACCTCGAAGCAGCAGCTGTCGGCGGGGATGAAACGCGCACGCGCCAGCAGTTCGCCGTTCTGGCCCTCGCCGGGTGAGTTTATCCAGTGGTGCCGAAAGGGCGAATACAGCGCAGCGGGCCTGCCGGACGAAGACGAGCTTTACGACATGGTGATGAAATACTGCGCCCGCCGCGGACTGTACAAATCACCCGAAGCTTATCCGTGGAAGAGCAACGCCTGCTTCTGGATGGTCACTGGCCTGTACAGCACAATGCGGGCGCAGGGGCTGACGGAGCAGGAACTGCGCGTGAAGTGTCGTGGCGAGCTGGTTAAAATGGCCGCGCGCATCCGGTCTGGTGAGCAAATCCCGGCACCGCGTGTGCAACTGGAAAAGCTTTACGTGCCGGCCAGCAACGAGAAAGCCCTGAATCACGTGGCGCACTTGAAGGCGCTAATCAAGTCGAATAGAAGCTCCTCATGGCCAAAGTGACATAGCTCATTCAGACGCCTTCGCTCACGGAGCAGGCCCGGCAGATGATCTTGGTGATTATCAGTCTCGCTGAAAAGCCGGTTGTGACCTCAAAGGAGTATTAGGACCGGCTACTCGTCATCAGCATGCGCACGATACGATTGTTGACGCTGAACAGTCCCGTTCTGACAAATACGGCTGTGTGAGAGCCTGCGCAGGTTTCTAAATTTTAAACATTTTGGCAATCAGAAGGTAAACAGTTAGACAGGCACAGTGGGACCTGAAACTGGCTCAGAGGCTGGTGGAGGGACGCCAGTATAAGGTGAGCAAAGCGCCGCAGCGTGACGTTAACGCGATACCTGATATGTCCTATAAGATTCCAGAAGGATTCCGGGGTAGGTGAGAGCGACAGAAATCATGGTGCACTTAGTCCGCTATGAGCGAAAAGCGGACGTTCGCAACTATCGCGCAGTAGAAGGAGAATTTACTATAATAAGCGCGTATTGGTTAATAGATAGCAGTCCAGGATGTCTGATGCAAAAAATAAGTAGCGGCCTAAACTAATTGGCCACACAAAGCGCCTAGGTAAAGTTCATGTTTTAAATCGTAACTTTTTCTTTACCTATTGCTATAATATGCAATGTAGTTATTTGCTGTTTGCTCTGCAAATTCTAGCTTATCTAGCAGTCCGATTAAACCATTGTTAAATGAAATAGGTGGTTTGACACTGACAATAATGCAACCATCTTCAAAAGGAAGCTTTAAAATTAAGCACAAAAGCTCTTCTATACCATCTAAATTCACATAACCTACATATAAATCCCAGTCACTGTAATATATGTATTCTGTAGTGCCATATTTTTTAAAGAAGGAAATGAACATGCTAGGCATATTGAAAACTGAAGAAGCTCCTACTGTGAACGCTTCAGTTGTTAAAGCTGTACGTGCTATGCGTTTTACAGAAGCTCGCACAGCCATTTTTCTTATTATTGAAATCATTGTCCACTCTTGGCTTTGTTAAATGTTAGGGGTTTTTATTTTATTATGTATTGAATAAAAGGCTTTAGTTTTTTCGTTAAAATTTACCAACGGGAACTAACATATCTTTTATGATTTCCTAAAACTTTATTAGTTTCTGAAATAAGTTCATGCTCCCAATCGGTGTTAAAGCCTTGTTCTAAAAAACTAAGAAGGTCGCGCAACGCAAAAACGTCTTTTTTTGAGTCAAAATTACTATTCTTACTAGCAAAATCTTCATTATTCATGAATAAAATATCATGATGAAGTGATTGATCCTCTGAGCAATAAGTATAAAAAGAAAGAACGAGGCTCAAAACGCAAATTCTTGGAAGGTGAGTAGCTTCTTTATTAATTATATTATAATAGATTTTCTCTGCAAAATATCCCGTGTTTTTTCTATTCCCTGGCGCACTGACAGCAATTTGCCTGCCATTGAGGAAAAGAGCTGCTCCTGAAAGGTCTTCAATCTTATGCTCATACATAATATGATACCCTTTTTCAGCGTAATTACGGAAATCCGATGAAAAACAATGAGCTGAAATTAATGAGTTATAACTTTCATACGTCATTACGCCACGGACTTTTCTTTCCTGTATAAGGTAGTTTTGTATGGCATTTTTATAGTCATCAAACTCAGCATCGTTCTGCATAAATACAAGCTCGGGAACATGAGGGTCAGCAAATATACCAACGCTAAACACGCCGTCTGCTTTATTGAAAAGCAAAAAAAAACGAGATTTGTTGTTCATTAAAATTAATGAGTATGGATACTTAAAAGATAGATCTTTCCTGGCTGTAGCTCTAAAAGATTTAATTTTTGAGGCGCGCTGTTGATAACATTGTTCGTAATGTCTCTTTGCAAAGAAAAGATCCATTTTTTGTTTGCTGAAAATATCCATGATTCCCATCTGTTGTTCCTTTTATGAATCTAAATCACGAACCACGAAAGCAATTTATAATTATATGTATTACACAACATAATTTAACCATGATTTAATCAAAGCTTTAACTTAAAATCGAAAGTCCATGACATTTTAGGAGGAAGCTCAGGTTCCCTATCCTTAATAAATTGAATTAGTACGATGTTGTCATCGTCCGCTCCTGGCACATAGCAGACATCAATCTACCCTCTGATCACTGCCTTAAGCTCGGTGATGGGATAGGAGCGCCAGCCCCATGTTCTCAACGTCGGAGAAGGCTGTAAGCTGGCCGGCGACCAGGCGCAGCCGGGAAATTACTAAGCAGCAGCTATTGGCAGAGATGAAGCGTACCCGAGCAAGCGGTTCGCCGTTCTGGCCCTCACCGGGTGAGTTTATCCAGTGGTGCAAACGAGACGATTACAGTGCTGTCGGCTTGCCGGATGAAGACGAGCTCTACGACATGGTGATGAAATATTGCGCCCGCCGCGGGCTGTACAAATCACCCGAAGCTTATCCGTGGAAGAGCAACGCCTGCTTCTGGATGGTCACCGGCCTGTACAGCACGATGCGGGCGCAGGGGCTAACGGAGCAGGAACTGCGCGTGAAGTGTCGTGGCGAGCTGGGTAAAATGGCCGCGCGCATCCGGTCTGATGAGCAAATCCCGGCACCGCGCGTGCAACTGGAAAGGCTTTACGTGCCGGTTAGCAGCAAGCAAGCGCAGAACCATGTGGATCGAATAAAGGCGCTTATCAAATCGAAAAGGAATTGCGGATGACGAAAGTGACATAACTCATCCCAGAGCCTTCGCTCACTGAGCAGGCTCGCCAGATAATGCTGGCGATAGCCAGTCTCGCTGAAAAATCGGTAGCGGCTCCAGAGGGGTATCAGGACCGGTTACACCCAATCAATATGCTAGCAAGCGAAGCGCATGACACGATTGTTGACGCCAAATTATTCCGTTCAGACAAAAGCGGCCGGGAGATAACCCTCCCAGATTGCTGAATACCGCGCATTCTGGCGATCAGGAGGGAAACAGTTCAGATAAGAGCATTGGAACCGGAAACTGGCTCAGCGGCTGGCAGAGAGATGACAGTATAAGGTGAGGAAAGTGCCGCGCCGTGACGTCAACGTGATAACTGATAAGGCCTATGAGATTCCAGAAGGGTTCCGAAATGGGTGAGAGGGAAAGGCATCATGTTGCTATTAGTCTGTTATGAGCAAAAACATAATCTCGGAATGCATACTTACATCAAGGTGTCTTGAGCAATGGGCTGTAGGTCACAAGCTTGCAACTTATTGCGTGCTCATCGCCGTAGTCACGATTTGTTATGACTATTTTTGGCTGTAAACGGAAACTTGTTTGTATTGTGTGGGAATTAGTGTGTCGCAATAGTATCTGGAGGTTAATATTTTTAGATATAAGTGCGGAGTAGCGCTAAAATATAAGTCCGGATTAAAAGTTCCGGTTGGTGGTGTTTAATTTTTTAGAGCAAACTATTATTTGCTCCAAGCGACGGAACTATCGACCTCAACAGATTTCTCGATAATAATACAGCCTATCATTTTCACGTTTATATTATTTTTTATAGCAAGCGCAGGTCGTGAAATATGGCGCTGTCTGCATGCAAATATAGGGACCATAAAATACAAAAACAATGCCAAACGCGGGGTTTTTATCCAGATTATTTGTTGAGATTTTCCCTGCTATTTTGACTGACATAATTAATGTTGCTTTATCTCACCTTTTAAACTTTTTCAAAGTAAATGGCTGTCAACTGGTGTTTTATTTTCTGATGTTGGTAATGTAATTTTTTCAGGAGTTTTTTATTTGATTTTTTGATGGCTTGAATCTATATAAAACATATCACCCTAATAGTAGTGGGGCATCTATGCACAATATACCATGGATTTTCGTGTTTATGTCTTTGATTTTTCCTGTGTTAAGTTTAGGTGCAGATAAAGTTTCGGAAGCTCAAGCTGGCTTCAACATTCCACTGCCAACTAAGTCGATTGAACGATATGAACTATATGCTACAAATTATTATGTGTATCCTGCAAAATCCATTGAGGGTGGCGTTCGCATCAGAAGTATTGTAGGGGATATATTATCAGATCCGATCTCTTTGTTAGACTACTGCCTTGGTGGTGTAGAAGGTTCAATTTTCACTACATTAAATGGGAAAGCTGAAACTTTAAATTTCCATAAAATTAGCAAGGTGCAATATGCTGACTGTAAGACTGTATTGAAAGGAAGAGAGGGCAAGTTGTCGGCGGCGGCTGTACGAATCGCGGGGTATATGGTTTATTATCCTGCAAAACATACTTACGGTGATGATGTTAAATCAAGAGCACTAGTTCCATATAGGACAATTGCAGTAGACCCACACGTTATCCCAATGGGAAGTATAATTTTTATCCCTTCTGCTAGAAAACAACCCATAATATTACCTAGTGGGGAAAAGGTCCTCCACGATGGTTATTTCATTGCTCATGACAATGGTGGTTCTAAAGCCGTGTCTGGAAACCATATTGACATCTTTTGTGGATTAAAATCCCATTGTCTTACGAATATTGCGGATACCGAAAAGACATTTGAAGCTTTAGCTGTAGAGATATCAGATAAGGATAAGAAAATGTTAACTACATGGGCTTATTAGCCTCATACACCAAGGGCAGATAATCGCTCCAATTTGTGGAGGAGCAGTGTGCCTGCTTGCTCAACGTTCTGGCCATGACTGTGACTGTTTATCCAGTGGCGCAAGCAAGGCGATTGTAGCGCTGTGGCTGTCGGATGAAGACGAGCTCTACGATATGGTGATGAAATACTGCGCCCGCCGGGGCTGTATGAAACCCCAGAATGCTATCCTTGGAAGAGTAACGCAGGGTACTGGATGGTCGATGATCAATACAGCCAGATGAGATCGAAGAATCTGACGGAGACTGAGTTGCGTCAGGCATGCCGTTCAGAGCTTCAAAAAATGTTCTGTCGTATCAGTGCGGGTGAGTCGATTCCCATGCCTCGTACGCAGCTGGAAAAACTCTACGTGCCAGCCAGCACCGAAAAAGCAGTGGCTTATGTAGGGCGAATGAGAATGTTATTGAAAGCAAGTTGTAAGAAGCACTGAAGGCCAGTAACGCCGCTACGTTAGCGTGACATCTTATAAATCACCAGAACCCCCCAGATTGCTGAATACCGCGAATGTAGGCAATCTGAGGGAAACAATTCTGACAAGCACAGTGGGGCCTGAAACTGGCTCAAAGGCTGGTGGGGGGGCGCCAGTATCAGCGGAATAGAGCGCTACGACGCGATGTTAATGTAATAGCTGATACAGGTTATGAAATTCCGGATGGATTCCGGAATAACTAAGAGCAGCAAAATTATCGGGCACTTACTCCGCTATCAGTACTAAGTGAAAGTGAGTAACCTTACTGACTGTCTCTAATTCTTTTGAAAATATTGCCTTGTATTAATCAACGGAAATATCATCATTTCCCTTATTAAATAATTCAATTGCATCAGTCAGCACATATTCAATAAAAAAATTGACGTGGAAGATCTGAAAGGGACTACTGGCTGCGTTTTTTGTGAAATCAACAGCTAAAGTTTTTAGGCTGATCAGCCATTTATACTCTTCGGTCAGGCTAGTTCGGGTGTACTCATCAGAGTAACGATTCCGCAGGCTGAACGCCAATTTCCTCATGATAATTGGGTCGAGTTTCTTATAACTTTCAATGAAGATACTAGGATCGACCAAATGTAAAAAAGGAAGGCTATAAAGATTTAGCTCTCTTTCATTAGACCGACTCAGTTCAGAGATAAACGTGAGATTTCCCGTTTGCAACTCATTGCTGAAATGCACCGCAAATTCCGGAAGTGATGCATCAAATCTTTTCTGCTTCGCCGCCTTAACATGCTCAAGAATAAATTTAAAGTCATCACTATCCCTATCTAGAAAACCCATACCACACCATGCTGTTAACTCGGTGTAATGTAATTGTACAGATTCCTTTTGTATTTCTTCCGGCCCCATATTGCCGTAATGCCTGTCTATCTGGAGTTTTGTTTGATCTATAATGTCATGAACAGCATCTGTGGTTAGGCCCTCGTTCGCCAGTGCCAACAAAATACTCGTTGTCATCAGGAGTTCACCCAAAGAATTGATCTTGCCTGAAAAGAGGTTATCCCTTGCAATAGAGTGCTGTTCAGTAAGCATATTTTCGCTTAAATCTCGAAAGCTCCATAAATACTCCCATGCTTGAGCATCGGTGCTTCTAAAGAAGCGCGTGATATCAAGCTGAGCGCGAAAAAAATCCGTTACCTTTCCATCACAGATTAGCTCCCTCCAGAACTTTCCATCCAGTATCTTCTCGCTTAATGCAGGGGACGAATATTTCTTGACGATTATGTCATACTTACTTGCAGCATTTTTTTCGCCCAAAAACATACCATAATTAACCTGGCCAAATGAGTTAAACTCCTCTTGGCTAATGTTGCCACCCCGGTATTCCATCGAAAAAATTAACAGTTGCTGGCAAAAAATCCTCATGAACTCGTCGTTTTTGACATATTTTTCTCCCAAAAGGGAGGTGATGCGTTGTACATCTAGAAAAAACTGTCTCAAGTGCCTTAGGTTATTGTAATTTGCCGATCTATAAAGATCTTCTATTGTCTTTATATCAGTTTTAAATATACTGGCCACGTATGAGTTACTAAGTGCGCTTAGAAAAACCTTGCAAGCGCTGTGTAAATCCGACGTAACTTCAAAGGTTTTACCAATAAGCTTTTCTTTTGTTCTTAAATAATTAATGCTGGAATTTTTATCATTACTAATCTCCCCAAAATTGCTGTTGGTAATTTCATCTTCATTTGCAACCAAGATTGCTTTATACCCGTTTACTTCTACAAAATGATTTATATATCCAAATAGGATCGGTAAATCTATGCCAGTTCTTTCGATATCATCAAAGACCAGAACAAAGCCATCAGGTTCTCTGCTAAAGTCGCTAAGATTGATGGCAGGAACACTGGTGTTAACATCTAAGTCAGATTTTTTATCGCCATTAAGATCAATCTTGAGTGAAGCCTTGAGCGTATTTTTGAGTACGTTCGCCCCAAAAATTAGGGCTTTATTTGACAGGATAGGGTGAAGTTGACGATAGAACTCATCCTCAATTTGTTCTATGGAGTTGATACCATATAGGCTCACTTTAAGGTATCGGAATTGTGCATTGGCAGCTTTATATTCCTCAAGGACCCTTTCAATAAACCAAGTTTTACCTGATCCCCAAGCCCCCTTAAGCATGATGGCATAATGTGGCTGTGTCTTTAGGTCAAGATAATAATTGATATACTCTTTTATAAACCGATTGTCCATATACAGTCCACTTTAATTGTTGGCATACATAATCTCTACCTTAGGCCCTTCGGTCGGGCAGAATTGCCAGCCCTTGGCATCAAATATATGGGATAACTGTAAGCTGATGGACAGCCAGGTGCAACTGGGTAATCATGGCTTTAACGAAACAGTTGAGCAGCTGGTAGACATACTCTTCCGTTGCTTGAAGCTGGTCTTTCCCCCATCCATCAACACGATGCTGAAAGGTTCAAGAGTTGAAGCAGCAGCAAAGCGTCAATGGATCCCTGTGTTCATCGAAAACGGCATAGCCTCCGAACAGCAGCAATCAGCAGGGATGAAGCGAGCGCTTACCAGCGGTTCACCGTTCTGGCCATCGCCTGGTGAGTTCATTCAGTGGTGCCGGAAGGGCATATACAGCGTTGCCGGGCTGCGGGAGAAGACGAACTCTACGACATGGTAATGAAATGCTGCGCCCGCCGTGGGCTGTATGAAACTCCTGAAAAATATCCCTAGAAGACTAACGCGGATACTGGATGGTCACTGGCCTGTACAGCCAGATGAGATCGAAGAATCTTACGGAAATTGAACTGGGTCAGGCATGCCGTTCAGAGCCGCAGGTAATGTTCTGTCGTATCAGTACCGTGAAACTAATACCTGCATCTCGGGTGCAACTGGAAAAGCTCTACGTACCGGTCAGTACCGAAAAGGTAGTGGCTCATATTAATCGGATAAAGGCTCTGCTGAAAGCCAATTGCACAAGGCATTAAAATGAACTTCCTGTATGAGCTAGGAACAGAAATTCGCAGTAAATCTGCGCAACTGTTGAAGAATCGACTTAAACCGCGATATTCTAATCAACCGGGAGCACTTAAATTTTTGTGCTGTGCCTATATACAGTGCTTCAGCATCTTACATTGAGGGTGAACATGTCTTCATCTACATCACAGCTACAGAGTTCTAAAACGCTAATAACAGCAAATACTTCAATTTATTCTCCTGTTATATTGAAAGATCATGAAGCAGTTGCGGAAGATGGACCCGGAGGACATACAATTAGCAGGCATATAGGTAAAGATATGACATACCTATTAAGTCGATTTCCTAAGCTCCGCGTGGCTTCAACATTTACAGACTTGTCAGTGGCAGAACTATCCGCTACCGAGTGGTTCAAGGCTTTTCTGCAGGAGCTTACCGGTTGGTATAATGATATCAATCGCACAGAGGTTAAATTTTCAAGAGAAATAGATATTACACAAGATGTAGGTACATACGTTAAACGTGACGATCCAAGTAATATCTTCAATGCAAAAAAGATTAATTTAGTTGTCAAGGTCGCTCAGTTTAACGGAATGCCCCATTTCATCCTCACTGCATTTCCAATTGAAGGTTGATGTATGCCAAAAGAATATATCAAGCTAGATAATTTCATACGCTCCTACTTTAATCAAGACACCGTATGTGAGCTTAACTCTGATGATCTTGGGGAAATAATTAACTTATATCTTTCTGAGGTTGGACCGGATGGTGTTAAACAACTTCTAATGGATATCTTGCTGTTTATTAATGATAATAAAAATAAAAATTTTGATGAGTATTTTGAGAGGAAATTTAGTTCTTATCTTAATATAAGTCCAGCTGATGAGTTTTTCTCACTTTTGAACTCAAAATATCGCGAAAAATATCCTGAAGTAAAATACACCGTTGTGAAAAGAATCCAGCCACCTAATGCGAAAAATAAAACACAGCATAGACTAAGAACCTTAAAAAAACATCTTGAAAGGGTGCCTTTACGTGGTTTTGGGTTTTCACCAGAACCAATTATCGGCTCGGCTGGACTTTTTAGAGGAAAAGTTTTTAAGCGTAATGCTGATAAACGTGGTGCCAAGAAACCACATTATGTAATGGTGAATTCCAAGCCAAAAAAAGAGAATATTAAAAGAGGGTTATTAGCAAATGAATATCAGCTTCTTTATAATTCATTTAAAGATTCGATTGAGGCTACAGATGTTTTTTTAATAAAAAATAAGACGGAAAAAATAAAATGATAACGCTAAGGCAACAGTCTTTCTAGTGGCCGCTTATAATTTATAAAGGCTTTTAAAGGTGGCAGGTAAATGGGGGTGGCAAATGAAGGCTATTTCCATTTCTGGCGATTAGCGGGCTGATAATGAATTTTTTAATGAGGAGTAAATGCACCTTAAATATGGTTGTGGTGGCTTTTGTAGGAATGATATAATTTTATTGAATGGTGTTTTCTCTATATTAAAAAACATCTTGATTTCACTAAGGACTTAAAGGGGTGAATTTATTATCTCTAAAGTGGGAGCATGTAACATTAAAGTGTTTTGTTTTTTTAACCGGTATTTTAAGGTTTATTAGACGGGTCTTTGCTAGGATGGTGGAATATAGTTTAATGCCCAGTAAATAGAAGGTATGCTCGCAATTTTTTATTGGGTTTTGATTAATAAATAATGAAAAGAAGTTTAAATTTCATCACTCTCGCACGCTTTTGTGAAGTCATATGCTACTTATCAACTCGGTGAAAGTAGACTTGCCCGGGTACTTATAGAACCGACCCGGGCCGGTTGTTCTCTGCAGCAGATTGCTCATGACATTCAGGTCGCCAAATCTACCCTTTTTGGTTGCAAGCAGGAAGTAGAATTAGGGTACTCAGTCGGTAAAGCGCTCATCGCAACTGGCGTACTGTACTTGCACGTAGCCATTCCGAATTCCCTTTCAAAGATGCTCCCCTTTAAGACGCATTCCGAAGCAGCGACTCGTCCTCGACAGTTGACTCACTCTACCTTTAAACCTGCGCAACTCTGACTTTCTCAAGTAACCTTCATCGATGAAACGTATAATCGTTATCCTTGGGGCGGTTTAGGCAAGATGGAGACCAGAGCGATGCGTGACATTCAAATGGTTCTTGAACGATGGGGAGCCTGGGTTGCAAATAACCCGGAAAAAATCTCGTGGTATAGTGTTGCCGCTGGATTCACAGGGCTTTTCCCAAATAAAGTGATGACACGCCCTCAGTGTTGTGATGAGGATGGACTGATTGTGAGCCGTTGTGTCGCTAAGCTCTACTCCAAAAATACAGACCTGCATGAGCTACTGGTGGACTACTACATTCTTGGTCATACCTTCATATCACTGGCAAGAAAATATCACTGTTCAGATGGCCACATCGGAAAGAAACTGCAGAAGGCCGAAGGAATTATTGAGGGAATGCTCGTCATGCTCGATGCGTCACTTGAAATGGACCGGTATGTGCAACGCACACCGCGGCCATATTCATGTGAAACTACTTTACGTACGTAAAAGGCGGAGTATTCTGTCAATAATGCGATTTCTGAGACCGCACAGGTACTGTTATTGGGCTAATTTTTCTTATCGTGTACCGACCAGCAACTACTGATATTTCTGTCCAGGCAGAAATCAGCGATTAACTTGCCAAATGCGCGGTAAGTTTTATCCAGATTTTTTTCACTAACATGGCTACTGCTTCCATTATTCCTCCAGTGGCTAAAAAAGACCTTTTCCCCGTCATCGACTATCTCGGCACTCTGGTTCGTTGGAGCGGACGGCTCCTTAGTGTTTTCAATGGAGGATGGTATATGTTGGGCGAAGTGGCCCAGAAATTTTGAGGGCCTGAAAGGATTAGCGGGATCGTAAGTTAGACCAAGCGCTTTACACAGGTCTGAATAAGCAGATTCAGGTTTTATAACTGGGGCCACGTCGTAGCCCTGACGGACATCCAGTATGAAACTGCATTTATGTCCAATAGCGCCAAAAAGCAGTTTATAGGGCGTACGGTCGGTAAAAAAAAGCACATCGAAAACAACATTATTGTGTCGGTATTGAAACTGCGTTCGTGTCACATTATTAGCTCGCATACTCGCATGAAGTGAACGAAGACCCTCTAATTGCATACGCCCCTCGCTTATTGATAAGTTAATCTTTACATTATCAAATGGTGTAAGAGACATCCACCAGCAATTATTATTTTCAATGGACTCTTGTGGCATACCGCAATTCGGTGACAGCTTGGTCTTCACAGGATTTTGACAGCCTGAATCTAAGCTTTTATCGGCTGGAGAACTTTAACATAGACAGAATATTGTTAATTTTTATTAATGCTACAGATTGCTCTGTTCTATGAATGGGTTAATAGAGAAATATATTGCAAACCAATCTAAATAACTGGCATAGCCCGCATGAACTGGCACAAAGCTGGTGGCGTGGGAGTCGCCAGCTGGCGTAATACCGCTAAAAGCGGCCATAGCCCCTCATCGCTGGATGGAGCGTCGGTACGATACTGCTGACGCTCCCTCTGGCGATGTTTAACTGAGCGTTAAATACCGGAAATCTTTTCCTCGCATGTCATTGTACTTATCTGTCGTACGCTGATATTTGTGGCCCAGCAGTGTGCGAGTATCTATGCCCTGTGTCCGGTAAAGTCGCTCAGCCAAAGAGCGCTGTTCACGGAACGGCGGTGCAGTACAGCCGGGAGGAACAGACAGCTCGCAGCACTCACGACAAACCCTAAACCACTGCGACAATGACCAGGTGTTAATGCGTCTTCCTAAGTCCGTTTGCAGCATCAGGCCATTTGACGGGCAAATATCGATGACTTCAGCGAGCGAGGTGGATACAGCATCCAGGCGCAGGCTAAGCGGCAGGGCTATCCTTTCTCCTGTTTTAAACTGCGTGATGTAGAGATAACCATCCCTGACGTCGCGAGAATGCATTCTTATTAAATCCGAAGAGCGCTGGCCAGTAATCAGCGCCAGCAACATCGCATTCTGAAAATAAACTGGAGCCCGGTATTTGGCGCACTTAAAAATCTGTATCCACTCACTGAGATTCAGTCGGGTTGCTGCAACGGTAGTTACCGGTGGGCGGGATAAAAGGGCAGGGTTGTGTCCCATTGGTACAACGCCCGCCCGTTGCGCCTCTTTGAACATATCGGACAGGTTTATACGCAGCCGGCGCGCTGCGTAAGGGGTTTCCTGAGCCTTTTCGTTGATAAGGCGGCTAATCTCGTAAGCCGAAATGCTCATCAGCTGACGATCGCCCCAGACTCTGCAACAGAACCGCGCAAGCCTTATATAGTCTTGTACTGTTTTCGCTTTTATTTCGCCGCTGGCGTGTCTTGCCTGCACTGCAAGTGAATAGCTTTCAACCCATTTACCTACTGTTAATGACATGATTTTTACTCATCTGTAATTAAGGTGCTGCCTGCGCGGCAGTGAGATGAGTGATGGAGATTATTCCTGCGCTGAATGCAGTCCTGGCATATCTCTGCGAGGACTGAATAGCCTGTTGTTAACGATGAGTCTCAATAAATTGTACCTACAAAGCTCGCTTCGGCGGGTTTTTTTTTATACCAAAGTCGCCGCTGGTTCCCACCGCGCACCCTGCGCACGCCGACGCGTGGCTTTTTTCTTCTAACTCCAAGGTTGCCCATACCAGAAAGGGCAGAGCATGCATTGTATGGACTCAACATCTCATCAAATGCCGTACTGGTGGTCAGCGTGGCTGGCGTTCTTCTCAACGCTGACGCTTTACGACTGCGTTTTTTGCGTCGGCGCAGCAATCTCCGCGTTCTTCACGATCAAAACCTATTACGCCTCGCGACGCGAAAGGCGACAGCAGCTGGAGGAGGAGCGCAAGCGAACAGAGATGCTCAGAGCCTATCTGGACAGCGTTATCGCTAAGCCTGAAAGCGAGCGTCCTACGGCTGCTGAAGTCGTGGCTAAAGCAACCGAAGGCGAGGGGAAGACAGATGCCGACACTTAACAGAAAAACCGGCACAGCGGGCGCGGTATGTGCTGTTGGCGTCATCATTGCAATCGTGCTTTCGGGCGGCCAGGTGCGCACAAATCAGCGCGGACTGGAACTTATTGGTAATGCAGAGGGTTGCCGGCGTGAGCCGTACACATGTCCGGCAGGCTTTATTACCGATGGCATAGGCAACACACATGTTACTCAGCCAGGCACACGCAAAACTGACGAACAGATAGCCGCAGACTGGCAACAAAACATCCTGGACGCCGAAGCATGCGTAAATCGCTACGCCGCTGGCGCCCGACTGCCTGATGACACTTTTTCCGCTGCGGTCTCAATTGCCTTTAATGTCGGCTGTTCAAAAATGCAGAAATCGACGATGTTCCGCTATTTCCGCCATGGGCAGCTGGTGGACGGATGCAATGAATTTCCCCGGTGGGTTTTCGGTGGAGGCAAAGAGCTGCTCGGGTTGGTGAAACGTCGCGAGGAAGAAAGGCAGCTTTGCCTGAAGGGTGTGAAATGATGCGGTATTTGTTGCTGTGCCTCAGCCTGGTTGCGATGGGGACCGGGCTGCTCGCCACCCATTATCACGACAAAGCCACAGAGTGGCGCGCGACAGCCCATCAGACACAACAGCTGGCGAAGCAGCAGGACGCCGCTATCAGTGAAATGCAGACACGACAGCGCGAGGTTGCCGCGCTCGATGAGAAAAACACAAAGGAGTTAGCCGATGCTCAGGCGACTATTGAGCAGCTTCGTCATGACGTTATTGCTGATCGCAAGCGGCTGTACCTCAAAACCCACCGTTCAGCCATGCCAGAGGGTAAAACCCCCGGCGCCACCGGCGTGGATGATGCAGCTCACGCCCGACTTACTGAGTCCGCTGAACGGGATTATTTCACTCTCAGGGAGCGAATCGAAGTCGCCAGAAAGCAAATAGCCGGATTGCAGCAGTACATCAGAGAGCAATGTCTATAATGATAAAATCTTTCATGAACATTTGGAGAGTAGAAGCCTTTTCTTATAGTATGAGCTTCTACAAAAGGGCGGTTAAAACCGAAGTGCGAAGATATGGCTGATTTAGCTTACATAAATCCTGACATCATTACTTGGGCGCAGAGTCGAGCTCGCGTATCCGAGGAAGATTTGTCTCGCGCAACGGGTGCCAAAATCGAAAAAGTTCAAAGCTGGATAGAGGGAGTTGAAAAGCCAACTTTTTCTCAAGCACAGAAGGTTGCAGGGCGTCTTTATATACCATTTGCCTATCTTTTTTTGCCGGAGCCGCCACCCGAGTTCATACCATTGCCTGATTTACGAACAGTAAGAAACACCGGCATGCGTGAAAACATCAGCGTGGATCTTAAGGATACTATTTTCACCGTTTTAAGACGGCAGGATTGGTATAAAGACTATTTACATGATCAAGATACTTCCCCGCTTGCATTTGTAGGCTCTATGAGTCTGCGAAACGCTCCAAAAGATGTAGCAGCTAACATCAAAAACCATCTTGCACTAAATGCAATTGACCCAGCTGGGATGAGTTGGGAGGAATATCAGAGAACTATAATAAACTCTGCTGAAGCTGCTGGAATCCTTGTAATGAGAAGCGGGATTGTTGATAACAATACGCACAGACCATTAGATGTTAATGAATTCCGTGGATTTGCTATCAGCGACCCACTTGCACCTATAGTTTTTATCAACTTGAAAGATGCTCCTTCTGCGAGATTATTTACCTTGATCCATGAATTAGCACATTTATGGATTGGCCAAAGTGGTATTTCTTCCGCAAATGCTAACGAAGAATTAGATGTAGAGCGATTTTGCAATCAAGTTGCTGGCGAATTTTTAGCTCCTGAAACTGACGTTTTAAGACTATGGGATGAGCAAAAAGACTTAGGTGCTAACGTTGCTAATCTTGCAAAGCGTTTTCACGTTAGCCGGTATGTTATCGTTCGCAGAGCATATGACTTGAACTTAGTTACATACGATGATTATCAAGACTATTATCGGACGCTCATGAGGCAATTTAGTGAGAGTGAAGGCGGTGGTGGAAATTTTTATGCCACAGCACAAAATAAGAACAGCGCGAAATTTAGTAAAGCATTACTTGACGAGGCCTTAAGTGGTAGGGTCTTATTGAGAGATGCTGGTAAACTACTTGGGGTTGCCCCTGCGAAGCTTAAAAAATTTGCAACGGAAATTGGTGCCTAATGTATCTAATTGATGCGAATGTCTTTATAGAAGCTAAAAACAAATATTATCATATGGCTTTTTGCCCAGCCTTTTGGGATTGGCTACTGCATGGCTGTGAGGGCGGTCGGCTTTTCAGCATTCAAAATATCTATCAAGAACTTACAAACGGTAATGATGAACTCAAAACTTGGGCACAAGCCAATCGTCAATTCTTCTTACCTGTGAGTGATGTTGAAACACAGCAAAACCTTGCAGCTGTAGTAGCTTATATTGCTGAGCAACAAAGAACAGCTGGCATGAGTGCTGGGGCCATGGATGAGTTTCTTAGGGGTGCAGACACGTGGTTAATAGCCAAAGCTTTAACCACTGGAGCAACAATAGTTACGCATGAGAGACTTAACCTTCAATGCAAGCGTAAGTTTCTCATTCCTAACATTTGTAACCACTTTGGTGTGACTTATACAGATACTTTTAGCTTATTGCTTGATTTAAATGCATCATTTGTGATGGCTGCTTAATGATTGAATATAAAAACCTCCTTATGGAGGTTTTTATCGATATATCCTTCCAAATGCTTTAATAGCAGCGATCTTGAACTCTATGTCATCGCAGTTCATGTAGTCCATTAAATAATCAATGATTGGTGAGGCAGTGCATCTTCCTTCACCAAGTGCATAGATTGCTGCAAGTTTTAGCTCCCGATTTTGTCCATTCAAATGCCTTAATAAGAGATTTGCCATCGCTTGAGGCATGCTCATGAATAACCCTCCTTTGACGATATAAAGATATGCCGCTCACCGACAAACAAGAAATTTTCTGTCGCGGGTACCTGTTTGATCTTTAGAACTATGCCAGAAACTATATCAGGGGTGGCTCAAATGTTGAGTAAAAAAATAATTGACCCACCACGCTTTGAACCTGCGGGTCCTCCCGGAGGGGTACCCTGTCCACGAGGCGGCGGCCCCGCAGAAAACGGCTAGTTTTGCGATTTTCATAGGGACACCACCACGTGTCTTAACTAATTGAATTTATGGGTTAAATCGGCTTCTGAGGTGTCCGTTTCGCCAAAAACAGGGACAGGTGGATAGCGGTTAATTACATGATATTAAAAAGGAAATCCGTAAATGAGCTGGTGTGTTGAGGTGAGGAATGTCAGACATCAGCAGAATCGGGGATGCCTATAACTGGAGTATTGCGAAAATTGCTGAAGCTTTCGGCATAGATCGTAAGACGGTCAGAAAGAAAATCATGAACGCTCAGGTTGCATCCGCCG